TAAATCAATTTTATAATAAAAAACAGTATTTTAAATGAAAAACCTGTAAATATTTTTTATACATATAAAGACTGGTTTGTAACTACATATTTCAATGTCATATTCGGTATTTCTCTTAACTTACTCAAAAAGGATATATTACCTGTCATCTCAGCAATTTTTTCAAATTCACTTGAAATATTATTAATTTTCAATAGTGACTTGACAAATTCACCCAAAAAAATTGCTTTTTTCACAGCTAATTCTTGTAAAACTAGCTTACAATCTTCGATTGATTCTGTATCACACCATTTTTCCGTAAAATTGAGCAAGTCATACTGAATATCATAATCAAATCCAGTATTTATATTTTTATTTAATTCTTCGTCTTTATAATGTTGATATAATTCTAAAACTTTCCACACAATTTCATTTACCATATTATCATTTGATTTCGGTACATTGTCTTTAAATTCATCTGTTACTCTAATGTTTGTAAAACAACTAAATAATGCGACTAATTGTTTTGAAGAAAGATTATCTAAAAATTTTTCATCATATAATTTTGCGAAAGCCAAACAATTTATCTCTCTAATTTGTGATGCTATTTTTCCAAGTATTGTAAGTTTTAAGGTTTTGTTGTCAGTTATTTCTTCGTTAACTAAAGGAACTTCTGTATCAATAAATTTTTCTTCAATCAATAAATGTAAAACATTTCCTACACCAGAACTAAAATACCTAGCTAAAGAGTCATATTCAGATTGTAAACTATTAATTTCGTTTTCTTTTTCAAAAATCTTTAAATGACTTGCTAAATCTTGTTGTAAAAATTTATTATTATTTTTAATATTTTGGATTTTTCTCTCTGTTTCTTTTCGCTTCTTATTTGTAGTAAATTGAAGTTTTTTTTGTAGTTCATTATATTCGTCAATAATTTCAATAGGTGTCCTTAGGTTGTTAGAATAACTCCTGATTTTATCTAGTTCTGACTGTAAGGAACTGATTTTATGATAAATTTTTTCCATTTGTTTGTCCAAATCACCTGTTATCATACTCTTGCTAGCAAACTGTATTAAATTATTATCACCAATATCAAGCAAATTTAATAATAAATTATAAGAAATCTTAAATTTTGATGTCAAAGTCTGTGGTTGTCCATTCATCATCGATTTATAATTAACTGGTTCGACATTTCGAAACAAATTATTTAAATGAATTACGTGTCCAACAGTATCCAACCCGAGACGTCCTGCTCTGCCAGCTGCCTGTGTATATTCATGACTATATAAGGTTCGAACAATTTCACCATTAAATTTATTAACATCAGTAAAAATAGTTGTTTTTACAGGTAAATTTATCCCAACACTCATCGTCTCAGTACAAAATAATATTTTAATAAACCCACGAGCAAACAACATTTCGGTCATTTCTCTCAAAATAGGCATTAAACCAGCGTGGTGAATTCCTACACCCTTTCTTAAAAGTTTAACCGTATTAACATATTCAGGTAGATGTAAATATTCTTGATAATTAGGTAACTTACGTATTATTTGTTCACATTCACGGTCAACAATATATGGAACTTTACTGTCAAATTCAAGCAAATTAGAAGTCATTTCTTCGGCACAGATTTCCAATTGCTTACGTGAAAAAACGTAACAAAGAGCCGGTAACATTTCTCTTTCAACCAAATAATCCGCTAATTTGTTTAAGACGAATTGACGTTTAACTCTTAAATCGTGTTTTTCAAATAATTTAAGCATTCTTGTTATATTATTATAATTTACATCATTAAAAACATTCTTTTCGTCTTGAATAACGAAAGGCTTATTCGTAAGACTTTTAATTTCTTCTTGTACAACTTTATCACGAATATATTTATTTATAGCATTTGGAACAGTTATAAAACCATAATGTATAAGTGGAACGGCTCTAATAAGTTTCTTAGTCAAATAAACTTCTTTTTCGATAGGTTTTGATATATCACCCTTCGTTTCAAGCCAAAACGCGAATTTTTCTGGATTATCAAGTGTTGCTGATAAGCCTATCATTTGAATATGTGTTGGTAGCAACATTATACATTGTTCCCAGACGTGTCCTCTATGTTCATCATTTATCATATGTATCTCATCAAATACAACGCAACCTAATTCTTTTTCTATATCCATATCAAACGATACGGATGAAGAAGGCGCTGGAGTAGAACTTTTAATTTGATATAATTTATTAAGTAAAATTTCAGTTGTCATAATCAAAACAGTAGCATCTGGGTTAGTCTTAATATCACCGGTAATTAATCCAACACTAATGTTAGGATATTTTTTTGTAAAATTGTAAAATTTTTCATTCGAAAGGGCTTTAATAGGACTAGTATAAATTACTTTCTTACCATTTGAATGAAAATAAGTGATAGCGAACTCTCCTCCAAACGTTTTTCCATTTCCGGTTGGTGCTGAAATTAATACATGATTCCCAGTAACAATTCCTTCAACGCACCATTTCTGAAAGTCGTGTAAAGGATAAGAATACATATCAAAATATTTCTGATATGTATCATCTTGTTGATTTGGATAATTATAAGAGCAAACTTTAACCATTTTTAAATAAATATATACTGTTAGCTTTATATGTTTTTAATATATTATTTACATATTTGTATAAATAAAAAGTACACAATAAATTATATCTCCTCTAAATATAATATGGATATTATAAAACTTTATTATTACACAAGTATTCCTCTACTTACGTGTAATATACTTTTTTATGCTATTACTTCACTTTCTAACTCCATAACTTCTTCTCAAAATGTGTTTAAATTTATAGTTGAACATAAAGATTGTGACTCTATAATATTCAAAAATAAAATGATAAATTTAGATTTAGAAAATAAATTAAAAATTGTAGAAGCAATAATTTATGATATAATAAAAAAATTTAGTGCCAATAATGAAGAGTTTGAATTAACAAAGAATGAATTACAAAATCCACAAATAATAGTAAATTCAACAGAATTACAAGATAAAACAGATTTTTTATTAGTCGAAACAAAGCTTAATCCAATTGTTTTGGAGAGAATAAATGAACCAATTAAAATAGCAATTATTTCTACATCAGAAACAGTGACAAATATAAATACAATAATTCAACAAATAATATGTAAAATTAGTAATTACAAAAAATCATATAACTTTGGTTTTATCTCTCTATCGCTACAACAAGAACTAAGTTATTTAGATAAACAAGTAAAATTATTAGATTCAAGATTACAATTACTATTTGAATTACTTAAAATTTACTTACCTATTCAAATTAAATAATTATAAAAAATCGATTATTTTTACTTTATTTATATTAAACCTTTTTACATTTACTACAAAGTGAAGCGCTAACCATTTAAAATATAAAAAAAAATTGATTTATTTTTTCTTTAATTTAATTTAATATAAACAAAATCATTAACCTTATACATTCAAAAATGACAACCGAGATTGAAACATATTTAAATTCTTTACCTGAAGATATATTAATCCTTGAAATTAGTTGTAGGGGTCTTAAATCTTTTCCAGATTTAACCAGATTTAAAAATCTACAAAAATTATTTTGTAATAATAATCAATTAACTTCTTTGCCTACTTTACCGCAAAATCTACAAAAATTACATTGTTCTAATAATCAATTAACTTCTTTGCCTACTTTACCACAAAATCTAGAAATATTATATTGTTCTAATAATCAATTAACTTCTTTACCTACTTTACCGCAAAATCTAAGACAATTAAATTGTTATAATAATAAATTAACTTTGTTGTCTACTTTACCGCAAAATCTAGAAAAATTAAATTGTTCTAATAATCAATTAACTTCTTTACCTACTTTACCGCAAAATCTAGAATATTTAAATTGTTATAATAATCAATTAACTTCTTTACCTACTTTACCGCAAAATCTAAAAGAATTAATTTGTTCTAATAATAAAATAACTTCTTTGCCTACTTTACCGCAAAATCTAGAATATTTAAATTGTTATAATAATCAATTAACTTCTTTACCTACTTTACTGCAAAATCTAGAAGAACTATATTGTTATAATAATCAATTAACTTCTTTGCCTACTTTACCGCAAAATCTAGAAAATTTAGTTTGTTATAATAATCCTATTTACGAAATAGTAAATAATGATAGTTTGATTACAATAAAACAAAACATACAAACATTTAATAATTTCCGCCATTTATATTATTGTTTAAAATTCAAAAAACAATTAAGAAAATGGTTATGGGAAAAAGTAAAAGAACCAAATGCAAAGAAACTATATAACCCAATGTATTTAATTGAAAATTTAGGTGATGAAGATGATTTGGATGAAGTTTTAAGTAATTGGAAATGATAAATAATCGGCATTTCACTTCGTAGTAAATGTAAAAAGGTGTAAAATAAAGCTAAAAAAAGTAAATATAAAATCAAAAACAATTAATATTTTAACTGAACGTTTGACGAATAATGAAACAAATAATATTTGTGATTTAATTACGTTTGACTAATTTATAACATTTATCATTAAATGTACCATCATACGTTCATTATAAGACATATTATTATAATTATTTGAATAAGTAACTATGTTATTAATATAATTTTGCAAATGATTTACATTTATATTTTCAATAGTTTTTTTTACTATAAAAATTCTAGTAAACATACGTAAAACACATCTAAAATTCATATATATAATAATATTTTATAGACTTTATATTATTTTAAAAAATATAAAAAAATTGAAAACGTTTAAATACTTAAAAATAAAAGCATATCAGATATCATCAAACTATCATCAAAATGACTACTTTTTATTATCCTATTAAAAATGATAATATATCATCAAAAAAAGATGAAAAATATAGATTCATAGAACATGTAAATTTAATCTACTATATTGAAAAATCAAAAATAGATGAGCTTATAAGATATATTTTTACAAATTATTGTGGTGTTTCTGTATTTGGTTACTACAAAAATAGTGATGTATATTGGTGTAAAAAAAATAGCAAATATTCTTGCGATTTACACGTTGAAATACAAATAATAAAAAAAAGTAAAGAATATTCACATATAAAAATTATTCCGTTAGTTGGCAATGATGAAAATATACGATATTTTGTTACAAATTTACATAATAGTTTACAGCTTTATCAGAGGTCAAATTTCATAAAAACTTGTTTCAGTAAACAACGTCTTTAAATATATTATTTAGACCTTTGGACATTTAAAATGCCTACTAATTTTTGTCAATCCAATCAGAAACTATTTTGTAATCAGTTGAGTGGTTCGTTTCACATACCTCAAATTCGTAAGTATATGAAGAAATATTGCCAAGACCAAAACAACCAATACCCCAATTGAAACCTTCCATTTTTTTACTTACAATATGAAAACAATATTTATTAGGTTGTATAACTATTTTATGTATATCATTTGTATTTAATATAAAATTAGTTAATTTAAGAAATTTTGACATATAATATTATATTTGAGTTGTGTTTAAGTAATTTAATATTATTTACAAACGGCGTTTTAAATGTCCAAAGATGTAAATAATATATTTTGAATACTTAAAGGAGGGATACTACATAATGAAGGAAATTTCGCTATTTTTTGAAAATAACGACCTAAAAAGTTCCCTTCATATGAAGAGAAATAGGTCCTTTTTTGAAAATGAAAAGTATTTTGATTTTCCAAAAATGGACAAAAAAAATGTCCAATTTTAAAAAGCCCGGATATTTTATGGAGTTTGGAATTCCTCCTTACGATAATTGAAAATTAGCGTCTCAATACCAAAAAAATAATTCTAAGTTTGTTAGCATATTTTTTTTATTATTTATCAGAAAAAATATTTAGGAACTTTTTTTGTCATTATAAATATAGTGACAATGATGACAAATTTGGGTCCAAAAAGTTCCGAAAAGTTCCAATGTTTATTATGTGACTATTATACGAGTAAAAAAAGTCAATTTGAAAGGCATAAATCAACCCTTAAACACAAAAATAATGACAATAATGACATTAATAATGACAAATTAGGTCCGAAAGTTCCAACAGCACATAGTTGTGAATGTGGAAAAATTTATAAGTTCAGACAGGGTTTACATACACACAGAAAAATCTGCAAATTAATAAATAGTTCATATGAAGTCAATCAAAACAATAAAAATGATATAAAAATCCTTACCAATCTCGTAATGGATGTTGTTAAACAAAATCAAGAATTAACGAACAAAATTGTTGATATATGTAAAACAAATGGTCAAACAAATATATCCAATAATGGTCTTACAAATAATATTTCAAATAGTAATATTAACTCGAATAATAAAACATTTAATTTACAGTTCTTTTTAAACGAAACATGTAAAGATGCTATGAACATTTCTGATTTCGTAGATTCTCTCCAGCTTCAATTGTCAGATTTAGAAAACGTTGGTAAGTTAGGGTATGTAGAAGGTATTTCTAGCATAATAGTTAAGAGCTTAAATGCTTTAGATGAGACAGAACGTCCTATACATTGTACGGATAAGAAGAGAGAAACATTTTACATAAAAGATGAAAACAAATGGGAAAAAGAAGACGCTGAAAAGAATAAAATTAAAAAAGTAATTAAAAAAGTAGCATGTAAAAATCAAAGATTGCTCCCGAAATTTAAGGAACTACATCCGGGTTGTAATTATAGTGAATCAAAATTTTCAGACCAATACAGTAAACTAGTGATAGAGGCTATGGGTGGTTCTGGTAATAATGATGCTGAAAAAGAAGAAAAAATAATAAGAAAGATAGCCAAAGAGGTAACAATTAATAAGCATTTTGAATTCATTGATTAAATTATATATTAAATTATATATTAAATTATATACAATTTAATTAAAAATGTGAGCAATCAGAATTGTCAAAAATAGTATTACAAAGCATTACTTCATCTATCGGTAACATTTGTTTACCATTATTTATGTGCCAACTCCATAATAAGGTCTTTTTATTTATTATTGTTAATTTTCCGTAACCATATCTAGTGCCATTTCTAAAAGCGCTCCATTTAGGCTGTTCAAAATATTTATTATCAAGACCTTCCAAATTGCCTGCGTTACCAATAGTTATATAGACAGTACCATCATGAACTGTTGAATTCATAAAAACAGGATATGTGCGTTCATAATCATGAACGTGACCATTAAATACAATATTTACGTTATATTTGTTAAATAAATACTCCATATTGCTGCGCATTTCAACCGTTTGTTTATCTGAATAATGATTCATATTTGAACTATACCAAGGGCAGTGCATAACGATTATTATCCATGGAGTAATTTTTCTGTCTACTTTTTCAAGATTATTTTCAAGCCAAATGAACTGTTGTGATGTCTTGTTTGTATTTGTATATGGATTTAGAAAAATTATGTGAGCTAATCCGCTTTCAAATGAGAAAAAAGAATTGCCGAAATTATATTCGGTCTGAAAAATACTAGGTGTGCAATATGGTTCGCCAGTTTTGGTATTAATATCACTCTTGATAATAACGTCGCCATATTCTGCTTCTTTGACATAAGGCATACGATATCTTGTTTCAAACGCAGTAAATAGATTTGTATAATCAGTACCATTAAATTCAATTTCATGATTTCCAGGACATACCATCCATGGTGTATAAGAAGCAAGAGGTTGGATGATTTCTCCATATGAATCCCATAAACTTTGATTACAATCAGCATAACTTAAGTCACCAGCGTGTAATATCATACTTACATCTTTTTCTTTCATAATATGATTAATTGTTGATATAGAATTTTTACTTTGTCCTATGTCGCCTAAAACAACAAATGTTATTTTAGTATCCGAACCACTCATAGGCGAGGTTTTAAAACTCAAGATTTCACTTTTAATATCATTTATAAAATCACCGCATTCATAATAATATTCACTAGAAGGTTCTAAATCAGTCAAAAGGACATGGTGTATATATCCACTTTTATAATAATTTTGAATACCAGTTTTCTTATAATAAAATTCATAATAAGAAGATGAACCGTAGACAATATTTTCCATATTATTATTGTCTAATCCATATGCTACATTCGTTAAACAATTATCAGGTGTTAACCAAGAGATAGTCATAGATAACGGTGTTAAACCTTGAGCAATATGAATTTGGCTGACACTACAATTTAGAGAATATATGGTTTGTATAAACAATAAGAAAAATGATAATATAATGCTCATAATATTATATTATATGATTATGTTTTTAAATTTATTTACATATTTTATAATATATGTAGTCTAATTTTTCTTTTAAATTTCTCTTCATCATTAAAAATGTATAATTTAAATTTTTTATTCAAAAAATTGTTATAATTCTCTCGAAGAGTTATTCTAGAAGATAATTTTAATTCCGGTAAAAAAACTACATACTGATATAGTCCATCATTTCTGTATATTTTATCGAATAAATAACCATCATACTCTTTTTCTAATACATCTGGATTATTAAAACATAAATCAAGTAAAGTACAGTCACATTGTACCTTCCTAATAGAACGCATAGTAACATTTATGTAGTCAAGTTCATTTAACCAATTTGAATAAAATTTAGTTGCGTTTTCGGTCAAATTAATTATAGAAAGTGAATGTTGAAATTTAATCATATTAAGTAGGTCAACGAGTCGCCTGATTGGGCTTGTAATATGTATGTAAGCATCTACATCTAATAATTCATGCCGAGTATCAACTATTTCAGAGCCATCAATATATTGTCCAGAAGCACTATTCCAAATTTTTATAAACTTAGCTACATCTTCAGGTACATTTTCAGGAACAGAAAACTCTTTTTTGATTACTGTAGAGCGAAAAATGCCTGTTTTATGTTTAATAAGTTTTTTGGCACAGTGGAAATTCATTAATATCATAAGATAGCATACTAATTCGTGACTATTTCTTACATTATTTATATATTTATATTTTTTAGAAAGATTGTGTGCTAGGTCTAATACTATGTGATATTTATGATCTAATAATAATTTTACATCTTCGTATACGTAGTTACTATGAACTTTAATAATTGCGTTACAATATTTTATATCAATTATAGTGTTATCCTTAATAAAAATATCCATAACAAAAGCAATCCTTCTGACATCTTCTTGTAGACTACATAGGCTGTCAGATAAAATAGTTGGTAACATGGGTCGTTTTTTGTCAGGTAAATATATTGTCGAAATTCTATGTGAAAATGAATTCCACAAATTTAATATGTCCATCCAGATGGTTACATTAGATATATAAATGCTTAATTGTTTTACTTCGTTTTCTAAATCGATAACACTAAATCCATCATCAAAATCAACACTATTTACTGGGTCTATTGTAATAATATGCCAAAAATTTTTATTAGTCCTATCTTGTATATTTGGATATTTTTTCATAATAGATTCAAGTATACCATCGTGTGACTTACTTTCAAGTGATTTAATTGTATCTTTTTGGAATTTTTGTATAGACGCGTTTAAACTTTTGCAATATAATTGGTATTCATAAAAATTGTCTAGAACATCAACTGGTCCGATAACATTATCAAGTTTTGCTCTTGGATGTTTATCGTCCCATTCATTAAAATTAATGGTTACATATAGATTTTTAAATACTTTTGAAAAAGTCATGGTCTTAATTTCATATGGAACTAAAAAAGGCGGTAATCTAACATCATCAGGCATACATTTATATAATAATCTGCCAACATTTGGTTTAGATTGTTTTTTTTCTCTTCCATAAGTTTTATTTCCATCAAGAATTAAAACTCCTGGTATAGATTTTCCAGTTCTAATTGAAGAATGTAATAGAGTTATATTATTGTCTTTATCTATTGTAAAAACATCATTTGAGAATAACTTACTCTCAAGCGGATTCATATTTACATTTATTTTATCAAATTTATTAGTATCAAATACTTCCCAGGAATTGTAACTCCGGTCATTAATATGAATTTTCAGAATTTGTTCGTTCATTTATTACTAGATATATGTAGTTTTATCTTTATATTCTATTTTATATTTTATATAAAATAAAATTGATTTTATAAAATAACCTTTAAAATAAGTATTAAAAGTAAATAATATGAGTTTTGAAAATATGTCTGCTGAGAATAGAATGGCTTTTAATTTACATAGATGTTGTTCATTTTGCCGAAGAACAGGGCATAGAATAACAAATTGTGATGATGAAAGATTACACGAATTTGAGAGAAGATGTATAAATTTTATAAATGATAATCAATTAAATGAGTTATATTTTCGTGATTTCTTATTAGAGCAAGATCCACATCTTATCAAAGCTTTTGCTATTAAAAAATGTAATTTAAGTACTAGAAGTCAAATTGATGTATGTATTGAAAGTATTGTAAATTGCTTTCGTTCAAGATTTGTAGAAAATCAGCAATCTAATATAAGCACAGAAACGGTAACACCGACACAAACTTTATCGTCTCAAATACTTCCTAACTCGTTTTTGGGAAGATTATTTCATTTGCTATATATTAATAATAATGATTCAACTTACATAAATGAATATTTATTGTTTGCCTTGATTTTGAATGAACTTCAACATGAAATTCAAGATGAAGATTTTGAAATTATATTTAATAATAAAAAATTTAAAATAAATACTGAATTAATTGATTGTGAAGAAAATTTGGAAGAAATTTGTGAATGTAATATTTGTTATGAAAGTTATGAAAAGGTAAATTTTATTAAATTAAATTGTAAACATGAATTTTGTAAAGTTTGTGTTAAAAAATCTTTACAAAACGAGACAAAGACGTCACTAAGTTGTGCGCTTTGTAGAAATAATATTACAGATTTTGAAATTAGAGATTTGTCGATTAAAGATGAATTAAAAGATTTTATTGATAATGATTTTATCTAAATCATTAAGAGATATAAAATAAAAATATAAATAATATTTTCCAATATCAATTCAATATCTTAAAATAAAAATGATGAATATCATTCCAAGAAAATTTTTTTATATTTTATTTTATTTTGTTTTGTTTTATGTTTTGTTTTGTTTTATTTTATATTTTATTTATAATTGGTGGAGGAACCCCGCCTCATCCTCCTCGCATTATATTACCTGTTTGAGGTAAGGATGCGAATGATTCTCCTCATCCTCCACGCATTTTATAATGTTTTCTAGTGCGTCTATTTTTTCTTTTTTGTTGCCTAGAATGTTTTCTTCTTTTTTTAGTAGAAAAAAATGGTTTTAAAAACGTTAAAAATCCCATTATATAATATAGTAATATTTTTTTAATCTAAATTACTTCCAACATTTTCATTAGAGGAAATAGGTTGTGGTAGGTCAGCAATATTTGTGCTTTCAGTAGATATTTTAGTAAAAGCTACATCACTGTTCTCATTATTATCAGAAGATTTATCAGTGTTTGATATCTCTTTTTCAACAATATTATTTTTATTAAGTTCATTAATATTGACTTTTTTTACTACATCTCTCTTAACATTTTGAATTTGAAGCGCATGTAAACATACATATGGGACAATAGCTAAATTATTCATATAAGTTCTGTAGCTAAAACAAGAAATGCTAGTATTATTATTAAACTTAATACTATACCACCAATAAGCTGGAATATATAATGTTTTACCAGGTAAAAGTGTAAATTCTAAGCATTTAATCTTATCAAAATCAGCAGTAAACTTTGGTTGTGGATTCCAAGGATTAACAGGAGACCTAAACTCAAAATTTTCATAATCATAAATAGGATACAAATATTTTATACTATGTGGAGGAGCTAATTTAATTTGGGCGCTGCCTTGAGTCAAGACAAAATAATTTCTGTAGTTAATTTCATATCTAAATGGAGTACAAGTATTTGTGCTGGCCATCAATATATCATAATTACAATTTGATACCATATATGGTCTTAGAAATTCGTCGTTATAACGCAAATTTTTACCAACACCTGTTTCTTCTAAAAATTCTGTGTTATTTTCAGAAAAATATGCTGCATTTTTATCCTCATCAAATAATTTTATAGCAGAGTGAAGCGGTAAAGGCATATAAAGTTCTATATTTCCATCAGTATCTTTAATGTTTCTTATTTTGACTTCAAATGCATGATAATTATTTGATATATAATCACGATTAGAAGTGTCTAAAATTTTTTGACAATCAAAATCAAACAATACTGGTTGTCTTAAATCACAAATTTCTTCTAATCTGTCTTTGGATGGTTGTTCTACCTCATACATTTCAAGATCATCACTCGTTTTTAAATGAAATTGAATATGAAGATATAAAAATAAAACTAAACAAAATATACAAAATCCTATTATTATTCTCATCTTAATTAAAAATGATAATAATATTTATTAACTATAACGAAGACAAAATGTAGATTTAATCATCCGATAATTTAGTTGCTATATAAAATACAAGTGAACTATCATCTCCTAAATCATAATTTATTTTCATAGGACAATCCTTACTTATACTAAATTCAATATCAGTTGTTAATTTATTTGTAATACACATTTTATTTATATAAAGTAGACTATATGTTAAGTCGACTATTTCACCTTCAACCACTCCATAACTAGACATATCATCAACTGAAATATTAACACGCATTTCTCCTGAACTTCCATTTGTCTTAAAATCAACACAATCATCAGAACATTTTATATTAATATCGTCGCCAAAATTACTTAATTGTGAGAACATATCATTTACCCTCTTAGAAGGTAGTGAGAATTCAGCATCAAAATCTGGTGAAGGTATATTCATTTCATCATATTCATATTCTAGTAATGGCATAGAAAAATATTTATTGTAGTCAGAATTTTTAATAAGATTAATTAATTCTATAATTAAAAAGTCATCTGTTTCCTTTTTAATAACTAATGTTTGTTCGTCGCTTTTTGTATTAATAATTGAGTAAAAATTGTTGGCATTAAAACAAATTTCTTCTTTAGAAGAGACTTCATATGATTCGAACCATTCTTTTTTTAAATTTAAATCAAATAGGCAAATGTGAGATTTATCCATTCCTTGAATATGTAGATTATTTACATCAAACGTAGCGTGTATATCTGTACAACTATTTTTAAGGAGATGAAAAATTGAAATGAAAGTATTCTTTTTTTTATCACTAATTCTTAGGTTCATATTAGAGATAATAATGTATTATTTTTAATATGTTTTAATTTTAACTATTTGCTAATTCTTGTTTTATTATATTTTTAAGGTCTACAGATAAAATGGCATTACTTTCAGAGTCGATATCATTTATATTTGTTCCAGTTTCCTTATCATTTTCGTGATCATGTTCATTATTTTCAGAAGGTAAACGTTTTTCTAAATCACTAAGTGCTTGTTCATAATCAGAAAAATTATTTGTAGTTTCTTGGGTAAACAAATCATATTTCACCATAAATGATTTAAGAATGTCTTTAGTTTCAGTTAATTCTCTGTTAAATCTAAAAACTTGTTCAGTATTCTTAGCAATTTCAAGAGTATGTTTAGTAACGTCATCACCCATTCTCTTTAATTGTTCTGTCAAACCCTTAACTTCTTCATATAATTTAGTAATTTGTTCAGGAGATGAAGTATTATTATCACCTTTTTCTAAACTATCTAAACGATTAATAATGGTAGCTAAAACAGAATTATCTATGAGTCTATGGTTTTCTGGAATTCCTGTACTCTCGCCTACATTCTCTGTGGATTTAAGTTCATTTTCATGATCAGTATCGATAATCCACTGTTCAACTCTTCCAAGTCGTAATGTAACAAGTCCAATAGCATCTGAAATGCTTAATTTTTGAAAAGGTAAGCCATTTTGTTGAGAATTTTGCATTTGTTGTTGTTGTTGGGGTGGTTGTTCATAAAATTGTTGATATTGTTGTGGTGGTTGTTTACCATATTGTTGAGGAGGTTGTTGAAATCCTCTAGCAGTTCTTACATTACTTGGTTGTTGTTGTTGATTTTGATGGGCAAAAGCAGCTTGGGAACCAATTGAAGTAACAGGTCTATTTCCACTAACAGGAGGAGCATTTTCTCCAGACCTTCTAGCTCTAGCAGCAGCGAGTGATCTTGAACTCATAATATAAATATATTACAATTTGTTTCTAAATAACTTACGCATAAATGATTAAAATGAAAAATAAATTTTATTTAAATATTAAATTTTTTTATTTTATAAAACTTTTTTTACATAATTCAGAATAAAGTCTAGCATATTTTAAGCTACCATCTGAAACTTTATTGGTGGATGATGATTATAATTGTGTATCTCAAAATCTTCTACTTGATAATCATTAATATTCTCTCTAACTTGTTTAATTGTAATTGTTGGAAACTCAAATGGTTCTCTTGTAATCTGTAATTTTGCTCCTTCAATATGGTCTTCATATATATGACAATTTCCTTTAAAATATACAAACTCATATGCTTCTAATCCACAAACCTTCGCTATTAAATGCGTAAGAAAACTATATGATGCTATATTAAACGACGTCCCACAACATTCGTCGTTAGATCTTTGATAAAGAGCACACGATAATTTGTTACCATCATGTACATTAAATTGACATAGTATGTGACAAGGAGGAAGAGCCATTTGGTGTAATTGTTTTGGATTCCATGCTGTCATTATTAATCGTCGACTATTTCTTTGTTTTGGGTCTTTAATAGCATCAATAATTTGTTGTAATTGG